GACACATTTATTCTCATTTTTGTCTTCGTCTTTATGTATTATAAAGAAAATTCTTGTTTTTTATTGATAATTGTTGTATAGTATTTGTAAATGAAATTAAAGATAGCACAATCCAGAAAGGAAAACTAATGACAAAATCCAAAACGAAGGTAAAGAGGAAATTAACGAAGAGAGTAAAAGATGTAAAGGAAGTAGCCAAAGCAAACAATATTCCAAGTGTTCTTAGAGAGGACAAATTAATAAGTGGCTTAAAATTGCTGGCATGGAATATGATCACCTTATGTAGTCCAAGTTGTCGTTTGTTTGATAGGTGTGGAAACAAAAATGACGGAAAGGGGTGTAAGGTAGAAGGCGACTATATGGAACATGTTCTCAATCCGGTTTTTAAATATTTAGAAAAAGACCTTGATGAATATGACTTGGTTGAATTGGGGTTTAAATACATGCGCCTCCATCATAATTTAATAAGAGTCCAAAAAGAAATTCTTTCAATGGACGTTTATAAAGAAACCAAGTACGGTATAAAAGTTAACCCTTTGTTCGCTGAAGAGAGAAGCCTTCTTAATGCCATTGAGAGTCTCGATATCAATAGGTTATTAAGAAAGAGGGTCAAAGGCAAGGTCAGAGAGATATCATCAGGCATAGCGCTTAAGGGAGAAGGAGCTATGAAAGTGATAGAAGTTCTTGACGGTTCAAATACTGATTATACAGATAGACTTGCGGGGAACGATGAAGAATAATGTAAAGGAAATAGACAATAGGCTTGTGAAGTACCGTGATGGTGGTGAAGGAATGACTTCGTGGTGTGAACAAAATATACGGGTCCCGGTATATCCGGAAAATGCAGATATGCCTAAGTGGTGCTATATGGGAGAGCTGCCTAAAGAGAAGCACTCTGTTACAGGTAGGTCATACCATGATATGTGGGAGGCACAAAAGGTAGATTTACATAGAGCATTGGCAATGGACGAAGAGAAAAGATTCAAACATAGATTAATCATTTTTATAGAGCCCAGGGGAGAGGGGAAATCGCTGAAAACTGTGCTTATCCAGTTGTGGAAGTTCTTTTGTTTCCCGAGACAACGTATAATGTTAAGTGCGAACAGCCGTGACCAAATAACCTTCTCACATTACGACATCATCAGGGATCTCATAAAAAATTCCCCTAGGCTTCATGCTATCGTTGGTAAAAGGAATATAAAAGAAAAGGAAATTGTTCTCAAGAATTCGAAAGGAGTAATTGTCTCTCTTATAAGGTGCATTTCTTCTTTCAGCGGCATTTATTCCAATATTACGGGTTTTACTTTTTCAGAAATGTTTGATCTTAGAAATGAAACTTTCTTTTCGCAGATATATGGTTCTACAAGAAATATGCCGAATGCTCTTGGTGTTGTTGACTCTACAGTTTCGGCACAAGAACATATATTACACAGGCTATACAAGTCTTATGTAAATAAAAAGGATGATCAGTTGTTTGTTTCTTATAAATGTAGCAACGAAGGTCATTATTCAGACTACATTAATCCAAATATGACGACAAAGCAAATTGAGTCCTACAGAGCTACATTCCCTGCGCAGGACTTTGCAAGATATATTTTAAATTTATGGACAGCGGGTTCCAATAAGTACTTTAATCAGGATCAAATAGAGGCAAGTAGAATTATAGGCTGTGACAACATACTCGGAGAACACAACAAAGTAATAGAGTTAGTTAAGCAAAAGAATAAGATTATAAATACAGAGGACAAAGTTAAAGAAAAGATGGGAACCCTTCTTTACTCAAACAGCGGAAGCATAAAGGAAATAGACAATAGGCTATGGAGCATCGATGATGTCCTTCCTCTAAAAGACGGGCATAATGCTCCTGTGTTTGCCGACATAGACAACTTTAATGATTTGTCCAGAATGTACAATTCTAATTGGGCGATTTTGGTTGGTGTTGACAGGGCAGATCCGGAAGCACAGAGATCAAATGCAAGAACAATTGTCACCACTGTTGCAAAAGGGATCATAGGAAGTAAGTCAATGATCTATAAGGCAGAGACGTCTATCCAATATATCTATGTTGTCTTGAATGTTGTTAATGTTTTAGATCACTCTCTTGAGGGAATTAAAGAAAGTGTTATATTTGCACAACAAGAAATGAATGGGATAGACAAGATGACTGCTGAAAGATGGGGAATGTGGGATTTGGTAAATTGGTGTGGTGATAATGACATTTCCTATGAGATGGTTTACCCGAATCCTGAAAAACAAAAGTCTGCTTTTGGTGAGCTTTATCATTTATACAACACAGGAAGAATTAAAATACCAACACTCGGTGTCCCCGGGTCAAGAGGCGAAGACATATTGGAAGAGGAAGCTTTGATGTTTGAATACAATTTAGAATATAAGGGAGGTTTTTCAAGCAAGAAAAGAGCTTTATTCGGATCTCCTGAGAAATTTAAAAGATACGGAGTTCAGGACGATGCCCTGTATTCATTGGCATGGGCTATATATGGAGGAAGAGAACTTGGGTTTGATGATCTAAGAGAGATAACCGGGCAGGCGTGGTTTGGCGATGTTTATTCACAAGATGATTTAGAATAACAAAAAAAGAACTTGACTTTTTTTATGTAAACGTGTATTATGTTTATTGAAGTGATCTGTGTTTTCTTTTCAAAAATAAAAACTATAGGATTTTATGAAAGCCAAAGAAATAGAAGATTATATAAGCCAGATGCCAGATGATGTTGTAAGTCGCATTTCTATGTCTACTTCATGGCAGTACAGCCCATCAAGCTCTGGTTACGCAGATCCTGATGGGGTTGTAGGAATTGCGTCTGATGACAAAGGAGACGATTCTCTTACAAGAAGTGTTTTACAAGAAGAGTGTTGGACGAAAGCACAGAGGAACCCACATATAAATACTACTGTAAAACGTTATGCCGGCAGATTAGCCGGAGCAGGGTTTGAAACAACTTCTGATGTAATTGAAATATCAAAAGCTATTAAAGAAATAGAAACTGATCCGAGAAATAGATTATATTTATTTTATCCTAAATGGGTAACAAGATCTGTTATAGAGGGCGAGTTGTTTTTATGTTTGACATGTCATACAGATGGTTTTATAGAAGTCGATTTTATAGACCCTTCTTGCATACAAGGGACATTTAATGACACAGGGATATTGTTCCACCCAACTAAAACAACCATGCCATTGATTTATAATGTAAAGTACAATAATTCTCCTGACAAAGCAGATGAGCAAATCCCAAGTGTTTTTATGGCGAGGTACCATGAAGAATTACTACCTATTGCAAAGAGAGTAAATGGATACAGTGATGATTTACTTAAACATAGTAAAAGTAACGATTCTAAATTTAAATCTCTTGGGGGGTTTAAGCGATTTATTGTTTCTTGGGATAAAAGCTGGCTTACACAACGTAACGTAGGCCACATTAGAGCTATTTTAGAATGGGTTAACCTATATGAGGCTTTGAAGAAATGGGAAGCTGATTATAAAAAAGCTTGCTCTGCATATTCATATGTCTTCGAGGTCGAAGACAAAGTAGCATTTAGAACATGGATCCAGATGTCAGATGAAGACAAAAAGAAAACTGGCATCATGGCAAAGAAAACTCCTGGATCTACTCTTCTTGTTCCTCCCGGAATAAAAGCAAAAATAATAAATCCAACACTTCCTTCGATTTCAGATGAAGACCGTGACATACTGATGATGATAACAGCGGGTCTTGACTCCCCTGAAGATGAGACAACAGGTGAATCGAGGGGCACATTTGCATCAGTTAAGGCTTCACGTCCTCCTATGGTAGAAAAGACGGCCGATGAGGTTAACTATTGGCACAACTTTCTTAGAAATGATTTTTGGGGAAGCATCTTTTATTTAAAGAATAAAATAAATGGATTCAAAAGTGAGTATGAAGTAGAAGAAGTTGTTTCTTTTGACGACAAACAAGAGCCAGTTAGGGCAATGGTATCAAAAAAAGCAGAAGAACTTATCCAGATCAATTCTCCTGTTAGTGAAATAGGTGATCTTGAAGGAAAGGCAAGGGCTTTCTTTGGTGTTAAGCACGCTTCATTAAAAGACGTTGCTGGCCTGCCTGTTAATGAATTAATGAAAAGACTTGGATTCAACAATTATCCAAAATTAAGATTGGAGGCAGAAACAGAAAAACTAAAATATCCTGAATTAATTAGTGGTCTTGAGCAAGAAGCTATGCAGGAACAGGCTCTCGAAGGAAAACAAGATAAGGGGGATGACAATGAACCCAATGGCAGTGATGATAATAGTGATGACAATGACAATGATGTTAATAAAAAGAAACAAAAATGATGAGTAATATATGTTTATTATAACAAAGAAAGAATACAATACTGGCGTTCTGTTAAATGAGTGGAATGGCAAGCTCGGTATAACATACGCCTTCCAAAAGGGTGATACTGCTATGCCTTTTTGGGTTTATAGGCAAAGTCCTTTTCAGGCAAAGGCTATTTCCAAAGCTATGCCACACAGAGTTGAACTCGGGACTCCTAAACAAGCAAAGATAATTTTACAAAAATTTATAGATATTATTGACAAGGATTTTTTAGAAGGGGAAGAGACGAATGACAACTCCAAAGAATAATAAGTTTAGTTCTATAAATAGTTATTTGCAAACATCTCAATGGGCGATACTACCTGATATGTTAAGTACTATTCATCAAATAGTTGAAACAAGGATGAATGGTAAATTGTCATTGGATGAAATAGCGGCTAAAATAGGAGCTGGTGGAGAAATTAATCTTTCTTCCTACACTAACGAAGGAGTCAGGGTAATTCCTATTAATGGCACTATTTCAAAAAGAATGAATATGTTTTCTAATATTTCTGGTGGAGTTAGCACTGAAGAAATTAAGACGGAAATAGAGGAGGCATTAAAGGACGATTCCATTGATTCTATTTTGATGGATATTGAAAGCCCTGGTGGCTCTGTTGACGGGATATTTGATTTGTCTGATTTTATTTATGCGTCAAGAGGCATAAAACCAATTCGGGCCTTTGCAAATGGGATAATGGCCTCTGCTGCATATCTCATTGGTTCTGCTACCGACAGTATTAGCGGTAGCCAGTCTGCTGAGGTTGGGTCAATAGGGGTTATAACAAAACATATAGACAATTCTAAGAAAAATGAAAAAGACGGTGTTGTTGTTTCAACAATTACTTCTGGTAAATACAAGTCAGTTGGAGGAAGTGATAAGCCTTTGTCTAACGATGATAGAGCTATAATTCAAAGTAGTTTGGATTATTACTATACTCTTTTTGTAGACGCCGTTGCAAGAAACAGAAATGTTTCAGCGGAAACAGTGGTGTCTGATATGGCGGATGGAAGAATTTTTATTGGTCAGCAGGCTGTCGATGCAGGCCTTATGGACCAAGTAGGAACTTTAGAAACGGCAATCACAGGATCTGTTGTTTCTAATCCAGATACGAACATGAAGGCTAAGTCAAGTTACATTAAGATTAATGCTCAGAAGAGCATAACCAAAGGGGGTGAAGAGGAAATGACGTTCTCAGAATTAAAGGCAGACAAAGAACTTTATGAGGCAATGAAAAACGAACTTTCTACAGAATCACAAAAGGATGCTATGTCGTTTGAAAAAAGAATTGCTGATTTTGAAACTAAATTGGCAGAAAGTAACAGCCTTATTGCAAAACTTCAGAACGAGAATGAGAAGAGAGAAGCAATGAGATTAGAGGCAGATCGGAGGAGCATTGCAAAAGAGTTAATCTCTTCTAAGTTGTGTTTAAGCAGAATTCCAGAGAGGCTTTATGGGAAGGTTACATCCCTTGTCGATTGTTCTAAGTTTATGGAGAATGTTGATACAGAGAAGTTCTCTGCGTTAGTTGACACAGAGATTAGCGATTGGGAGGGGTTGGATCTGAATCCATCTATAGATGGTGCAGGAGCAACGGTTAAAGGGGAAACAAGTGCTAATTCGTCTTTGGATGATGCTGATGCAGCTTGTGCAGACAAAATTTTTGAAATGATTTAGGAGGTGACACAAATGCCATTAGGCGATACACCATACGTACAGTTTGGAGGTCAGACTGATCTCAAGCGTTTGTTTTATAGCGGGCCAGACAAGGCCATGTGCAAGCCAATTACCATCCCAGGTGGATACGGTGCAATTAAGGCCGGTACATTGATGGGATTGATAAGCGAAAGCACTAATAGAAAGAATTATTATGTTCCTTATGTTCCTGCTGATACAACGGGTTTGATTGCGGCGTTGGCCGATGATGAAGCCAGAGGCCTTGCATATCTTGTAGCTGATCAGGGGGGAGCAAGCACAGATGCTTATGTCTTGATGGACGATAGCTATAAGTTTGCAGTAGGTGATCATGTTCAGGCGCAGGATAGCGATTATGCAACGCAGGTAGATTGTGGTGCCATTACTGCAATTGACAGAACCACATACTCTCATATGGCGGTTATTTCCGTAACCAACACCATAGGGATTATACAGATTACCAAGGGCGCATGTATTTCTATTCAGACGACTACCGCTACACCATGGGTTAAGGCCGTTGGTGTCCTTAAGGGCGGCGTCGATACTGGTGTTGGGGAAGACGCAAAAGGCGGGCAGGGGGTTCTTGTTCTCAAGAATGCTATGCTCTATAAGAATAATCTGTATGGGTATAACGCTGATTCTCTTACTGATTTGTCAGGAGCAGTAGAAGACGGTAAATATCTTATAATGTAATTGAGGAGGTGATTGAAGTGACCATAGGAATCAATGAAATACCAGCACTTAGACTAACAGTGCTGAACAAGCTTGTAACAAAGTATACGTCTCCACCGAACCTTATTCTTAAGAATATGTTCAACAGTGTCAAGTATGAGTCCGACCAGATCGAATGGGAATCCCAGATAGGAAGCAGAGGGCTTACCCCTTTTGCAGGTGAGGATGCAGAGGCACCTCAGGCGTCAGTAACAGGCACAGGGCAGAACTCTGCGGCAGCGGCATACTGGAAAGAAAGAACTTTTTTTGGATCTTCTTTCCTTAACAATATTAGGCAGCCAGGAACAGATAGAAAGTATATGAAGGCGGCAAGAACGCTTGCTGTTCAGACACGTAATTTGGCTAATCGTTCTTTTCGTAGAGAAGAGTGGATGATTGCTCAGATGCTTTGTAATAATGGATTTACTTACAAAGATAAAAACGAGAAGTATCTTTCTATTGACTATTCCATTCCCTCTGATAACAGAGTAACATTGGCGGCTGATTATAAATGGGATACCGGAACATCAAGAAATATAGTTGAGAATATTTTTGATGCGAAGCTTGCAATAAGCAATGCTAATGCTGGTGTTCTCAATAATGCGATTTTCACAACTGAAGTTCTTAAGATGATGATTTTTGACGATACCATCCAGACGCTTCTTCAGAAATCAAGCTTTGGATCTGGTGACCTTTTTAAGAACCCTACTTCAGTTATTGGTTCTTTGATCGGTATTGGAAAGATGCATCTTTATGATGAGGCGTATCAGATCAAAGCGTACCTTACTACCGCTCTTTCATCTGGGGCCGGTCCTCACACTGTGTATGTTGATGAGACCACCGACTTTGTGGTTGGCGGGATTCTTACTGTTTATGATGTCTCTGCAAGAACTAAAGAGGCTCTTACTATTACAGCAATCGATTCTGATGCAGGTACCATAACGGCTACTGGGACTTTGTCTTCTTCTTATAAGTCTACTGAAGATTATGTTTATATGACAAGAAAGTTTGTCCCAACCAATAAGTTCGTTATGTGGGCGGATAGTGTCGACGGTGAGCCTATTGCGGAGGTTATGAAAGCCCCTCATATGCTTTCTCGTACTTGGGGGCAGCAGATAGACAGGTGGGAGAAGAAGGATCCGGACGGAATCTTTATTAGGGTTTCAGATAAAGGACTTCCGATTTTATATCACGAAGACGGAGTATACCAGTTAACGGTAACGTAGCAAAAAGGAGTGAGGGATTATGATTAGAAAACAAGGACCGTTCCCAACTCCCTCTTTTGTGAAGCAGATGGCGGCTAATGTCGTCATGCCAATGACATACTCTTATTCAGGCGAATTTACAGCAAGTATAGGTGGGCTCCCTATGGGGGCTTGCCTATCGTCTGGCAAGGTAAGTGGTGTTTGGCTTTCTGTTGAAGCAAGTGGGAAAGATGATTCGGAAACATTGTCTTTTGCAGGAGATGCCTCTATTAATGGGACATCTTGTTTAACTACCTCTCCAGTGATAGCTCATGTATCCGGAGAAAGTAGCCAGCAAAAGACTACGGTTAAAACAGGAGATACAGGCATAACTGCCGGTGTCGTTGATCAAGACAATAATACTTTCAGTCAAGGAGATGTAGTTACTGTAGATTTAACATTAACACGCACCGCATCCCCTACTACAGAAATGAAACATCCATGTATAGTAGTTGAGTTTGATCCGTCTTAACGGAGGAATTGGTGAAAGTAAAAATAAAGTGTTCATTAAAAGGTAAACGTATTTGGGCAGAGGGACTCGTCTTAGAGTCCCCACTGCCCTCTGATATTTTGAATGAGATAAAAAGAAACACTGGAACAGTCGAGGTTATAGAAAAGGATGTTGTTTTAACAAAAGAGGTAGTAATTGAACCATTAGTAGAACCTGTATTGGAACCTATAATTGAGGTTCCAATTCCAGATGAAATTAAAGCAGAAAACAAGATAGAAAATAAAAAAATCTTGTATAATAAAGTAACAAAGACAGATATTCTAAAAATGAAAAAAAGTGATTTAATAGAATTAATTGGTGGGAATAAAGATTTTTCCGATAAAACAAGGAATCAATTAATCAAGATAGCGGTAGGTAAATTATGACTAAGCAATATAATTACGATATGTGATTCGTGTAATTTTAGGGTGAACAAGGATAGAGAATGGCATACTTCTTATTATGATGCGTTAATGGTTAAAAGAAAACAATTGTTGGAGAGATAAAATGACAAGAGACGAGATGATTGTTGTTGTAAAGCAAGAACTCCGTGGGTTAGCGTCGCAATTTGAAGATGTTGATTATGAAAATGCCTGCAATAGCAGCGAATATGATTGTGGCTGGCTATTCCCACAAAGTACTGCATTTAAAATAAAGTGGTTGAAAGAACGTACAAAAAGACATCTGTTATCATATTTGATGGATGCTTCTGCGTATAAGTTCAAATACAAGAACATAAATTTGTCTGAACGTTTTGCCAACTTATTCAAGCGGGTAGAGTCAATGGACGCTTTGTTTGCAATAGCTCAAGAAGAAAACGTATCTGAGTTTGCAAATGCGGATTCATTTTCTTTATTTCCCCATCAATTAAATACTGGTTTTGCTTATGAACCACAAACAGGCCGAGACATCACATATGACGATAACCAAGAGTCAATGAACTTTCCAAGTGAAATTAGTTAAACTTGATCAAAAATATTATATTTATTGTATAATATAGAAGAGGACGTATTTAATGTCAATCGGCGAGGATATAAAAGGTGTTCTTTTTGAAATGGGTTCTCCTGTTGTTATTTTGCGTGACGGAGGAAATATATCAGGGGAGTCGTGCATATTAGAAATAAATGAGCAAGCAACCAAGCCATTTATCATATCCTATTTTAAGAAATCTCTTTTTGCATACGACACACAGGCGGTATCCGGAGATATTCTTGCTCTTGAAAATGCACAAGATAAATATTTAATAACAACTTTAAATACAGAGTCGTTTGAGAGTGCAACAATAACAAAACAAGGCATTTTGTATTTTTGTAATACCTCTGGAGAATTAACTCGTTCTTCAGGAGAAGTATGGAATACATTTACATATCGTAAGGAATTAGCCTGGGGTACAGTAAGAGAGAATTGCCATTCTCTATTTATTAATCCAGAATTCAGAAACAAGATGGTTGATGACGTGTCTTCCTTAACGCAATTGGAAGATAATGAATTATTTTTGCCCTCTTATGTTGGTGCAAAAATAAATGACAGATATTCTCCTTATAGCGGGGAATACTATAAAGTAGAGGTTGTAAATAGATATCGGTATATAGGGGTTGACGTTTGCAGACTCTCAAAGGATACAAGATGAGAGAAAAGGTTCTTTTTGTTGGTGACAATCCCATGTCTGGAACAGGCAATGGGAATATGCTTTATGGAATGTTAACGCAGGTAGACAATGAAAAATATGATGTTTCGTGCTTAGTAAATAAAATAGGTGTTGCAGATCCGTTTTTTGACAGAGAAATTAAAATGGAAACCATATCGAATCCTTATAGCAAAGAGGGACTCGGTATTTTTTTGCAGACAATTCAGTCGTTTGAAGTAGACTATTTGGTTATGGTAGGCCTTGATATCTGGAGATACTCTCCTGTACTCAATAATATAATGGCGATTAAAAATAACAAGCCTTTTTGTTGGGTGTCAATCTTTCCATGGGATTTATACAAAATAAGAAAAGATTGGATAGATTGGATAAATTGTGTAGATGTTCCTTGTGTGTATAGTCGGTTTGGATACGATGAGTTAAAACCATATGTTCCAAAATTAAAGTATTTTAAGCCATCTCTTAGGAGTTCGGCTTTATATAAGCCTTATTCTCTTGACAAAAAGAAAACAACGAGGGCAAGGTATTTTGGAGCTGATTTTTCATCTAAGTTTGTAATTGGTTGTATTGCAAAGAACCAAATAAGAAAATGTATCCCTAATCTAATGGAGGCTTATTTTCTTGCAAAGAAAGACAATGACGATATTTCTTTGTACATTCATTCTGAATTTGAAGACGGTGTGTACAACTTAAAGCAAATGGCCGTTGATCTTGGCGCCAAGACTGGCGATATAATAACCAAAAAACAAGGTGCCGTCTATTCAGAAGAGGAAATGGTAGATGTTTATAATTCATTAGACTGTCTTGTCAATTGTTCTGCTCAGGAGGGCCTGAGTTGGACTGTGCTGCAAGCAATGCTTTGTGGGATACCTGTTATAGGGTCGGAGACAACGTCTCAAACAGAGCTAATTGAAGGCGTTGGAGAGCTTGTAAAGACTAAAGAGAAAATATACATTCCTGTTCCAACTATCGGTGGAACTTCCCATGTGACTTCTTACACAAGTCGCTCTGATGATATTAAAGACGCTATTATAAAAGTCTCTTCTGACAAAAAATTACAAAATAAAATGACAAAGAATGGCATTGAGAGAGGACGTAATTGGGTCAGTACTGTCTCGGATATAAATTCTATTTTAGTCAAAAGCGTTCAAAAGAAGATAAAGAAAAAGAATCGCTTGTTGTTTGCTCAACATAGTGCCGCTGGCGATGTGTTAATGACAACAAGGTGTTTTAAGGGGCTCAAAGACAGATACAAATTGCCTATAGACTATATGACTCTTCCTCAATATGCCGGAGTTCTCGAAGGCAATCCATATATAGACAATGTTTTGCCATACAATGAGGATATCAAGAAGGATTATAAATTTGTCCTTGATATTCATAAGGATAAAATTCTTCAAGGATCATGGGGGAGAAATTCTAATTCAATTCTTAGCGATTTTTATTGGAAGATACTTAATCTTGTTCCAGATGATTTTTATATTGCTGAAACGCCTGTGTCTGGCTGGAGAAAGGCTTCTAAAAAACCGATATGCATAGTTCAAACATCAGGTGGAGATAAAGAGTTCAGAACATACAAATTCATGAGTGATGTTTGTAGAGAGATAAAGGAGGAATACCTTACAATTCAACTTGGTTCAAAAAATGATATCAACGCTTTTGCAAGCGTTGATTTAAGAGGGAAAACGACATATGCAGAGACCGCATATATAATGAGACGGGCAGAAGTTGCAGTCACAATTGATTCATATCTGGCCCATTTAGCAGGTGCAATTGGGCTGAATCAAGTATGCTTGTTTGGATGTGGTAATTACCGAGTGGTAAGGCCAAATCAAACCAAGGGAATTCTTATTAGCCGTATTCCAAATTATGTAAAGATGGCATGTCTTGGGCCATGTAGCGGTTCTGTTAAGGACTGCGATCTTAAATGTACTGGTTCTCATGACCCATATGAAATCGTTAGGGATATAAAAGATGCAGCAAGGGGGCCCAGGCCAATAATGATAGAGAGAATTTCTAAATAGGAGAAAAAATGACAAGAGAGATAGTTATAACTTCGAACATGAAGAATGAAGAGGCTCAGTTGAATGGATGGATAGACAACATGAGAGGCGTTACCAATCAAATAATAGTTGTTCTTGGTACGTCTACGGACCATTCCCAACAGATACTTGAAGACAATGATGTGATGGTCGTTCACTCAGATATCATTACCAAGGAGGGATATGGGAATGCAAGGAACCATTTAAGAGAAATGGCAAGAAAGTTTTTCCCTGAATCAAAATGGAATGTTTTTTTTGATGCAGACGAGCGAATTTTAGGGAGATGTGTTCACCACTTGCGTCATATCGGCGAAGAACTATCCAATAATTTCGATGTTGTCGCTTTCCCAAGAATAGACTGGTACGATACAGCAATGACAAAGTCTAAAAAAGACTACAATGTTTATCCTGATTATCAGGCAAGAATGACAAGATTAGATAGCGATCTTAGATATGTAAGGAAATTGCATGAACAGTTAAGTGGTCACAGGGGTATATATTGTAATCTAAATAATCCTATCATTAACCATTTTCATAGCTCTACGCCTCAAGATAAAAGAGATGATGTCGGGAAGGTATGTTCTTATCTTCATAGTATAGACAGTGAGTTCGGAGACACCTATCCAAAACACCACAAGGAAGCTTCTTATTTTGAAAAGTATTTGAAGGAGGGTTTATAAAATGAAGAGTATAAAAGAGAATAATTTTACAAGCACCGGCGCAAAGTTTTGGGAACATGATCAAATGAATAAGTATTTGATCAATCATAAAAATTCGATAATATCTACTCACATTTCTCCAGAAGGTACATGCAACCTTAATTGTTCTTTCTGTTCTGTAAAAAAAAGAAAAAGAAATTTTAGAATTGAAATTGATGTTGCTAAGAAGTATGTTAGGGATTTAATTGGCAGGGGCTTAAAGGCCGTTATCCTGACTGGAGGTGGAGAGCCTACTCTATACCCTCGTTTTAATGAGTTAGTTCGCTGGGTAGCTGATAAGGGCCTTAAAACAGCACTTATCACGAACGGGACAAACTCAAATAAGGTTGATAATGACGTATGGGATTTATTTTCATGGGCTCGGGTCAGTATTAATACTTTTGACGGTTGGGATAAGAGAATATTTATCCCAAGATTAAAGAATGGTGTTACTGGTGGATCTTTTATTTATACTGGACAAGATATAGATAAGTTTTACCAAGTAGAGAGTTTTGCAAAGAAAATAGGCTTAGAGTACGTAAGAGTATTGCCTAACTGTCTTTTGAGTCAAGAAGATTTGATAAAACAGCATAATAAAATAGACGACATCCTTGATGAAGTAGGTAGTGATGTTTTTTTTCATCAATATAAATTTCATGGAACCCCTAATCCTAAATATTGTCATCAGGCTTATTTTAGGCCCTATTTAAGCGAGGTCGACGGAGGAACAGTTTACCCATGTGATTCGCTGGTCTTAAACAATAATGTTGAGTTCTTTGACGACAAATATAAGATATGCAATGCCAATGAAGTTTTGGATTTTCTTGATGGAAAAATAAACATGGGTTTCAATATTAGAAAAGATTGCAACGGCTGTGTATTCACAGATAACGTCAACATGCTTGACACATGGAAAAAGAATGGCATTCGGCCAAATAAGGTTTCTCATGACCTTATTCACAAGGAGTTTGTTTAAGGAGGGAGGATGAAAGAAACACAAATAGTAATTCTTTCGCATTGGCATGCCGCTTCAAGTCTTGTTTCCAAAACACTTAAAGAAGGTGGAATGTTTGTGGGCAATAAAAATACTTTTTGGGACGATTCTTGTAATGCTAATTGCGAACACGGACTTTTAAACAACACAATGGCAGATATTCTCTATAACGGAGTCAAACAAGAAAGTCTTAATACAATTGAAAAGGTTTTGATTAGTTATAAAAAAGAACCAAAATCTTTTTATGGGGTTAAAGTTACACACGGTCTTCAAACGTGGGATATCATAAAAGATATTTTTAAAAAACAATGGCCTAATGCTAAATATATCGTTGGAATACAGCATCCTCTCGGCATAATCAAGACGTTGAGAACAAGATCACATAGTAAGGAATGGCCAGATGAAAGGATATTAAAATCGTGGTTGTCTATAGAATCTGCTGCCGACGAATTGATCAACGATGGGGCGTATGTTGTCGATTGCCATTCGTCATGGCCTAAAGGAATCAATAAGATTTTAAGCTCCTTGAAAATAAAACCAGTTGCAACCGCTGTATACGATCGTTCGAGAATTTACAATATTAGCAGAAAAGAAAAATTTGAATTCAAGAAAAGCCATCCCAAATCAAACAAATTATATGAAAAGTTAATTAAATCGGTGATAAAATGAAATTTTTAAATTTAGGGTGTGGGTCAAACAGACCACAGATGCCGTTATGGATAAATATTGATGATTTACATTCTATCTTTCCTAATCCAGAATGTCCGGAAAGAATTAATATGGATAAAGAGCCGAATTATTTAGATCACGACTTGAACAAAGGCCTTCCCTTTAACGACAACGAAATAGATGGGGTCCTTTGTTCTCATATTTTAGAGCATATGGATATTCATAATGCTCTAAAATTAATAAAGGAGTGCAGACGAGTTTTAAGAAAAAAAGGCGTGCTTCGTGTATCGGTTCCTGATCCTGAATTAATGCTTAATCTTCAAGTATGTGAAGATAACGGGAATGTCGTAAATTGGGGTGAAAAAAATTCATCCGACGGTAAGTCTTTTTTGGAAATGGCGTTGTTTTTCAATGAACATGTACAGTTGATTTCTAAGGAATGTTTATCTTCATTGTTGTATGTTTCAGGGTTTAAAGTTTTTTATCGATGCCCTTTTAAGAACTCGGTTTTGAAAGGACTTTCAGATTTAGACAACAGGGTTCAATTTTCATTGTTTATGGAAGCGATAAAATAAACAGCTTATAAGTATTTTAGAATGTAATATGGGATCTTGACAAATGTAGATGTACATGGTATATATATAAGATATAAAGCACAAATAATCCACCACAGGAGGCGGAAAATGAACGGTAGTATTTATGATGAGAATTATTATCAAAACGGGCTGAATACAGGAAAAAGCGGATATCATAATTATCGGTGGTTGCCATCATTGACAAAATTGATGGTGTCGTCAATGATTAATTATTTAGGCATTGAAAAACAAGATACAATATTAGATTATGGTTGCGCATTCGGATATGTCGTCAAAGCCTTTAGACAATTTGGAATTAAAGCATGGGGGGCAGACATAAGTGAATATGCTATTTCCAATGCCGACCCAGAAATTGCAGAATATTGTACATTGTTGCCAGAGATGCTTGATATAAATTTTGATTGGTGCCTTGCTAAGGATGTTCTTGAACATGTAGAATGGCCACAATTGCTACCTGTTTTAGAGGGTATTCATGCTGATAATATGTTTGCCGTCATTCCTCTTGGGGAAAACGGGGAATACTATGCCGATTATAATAATTTAGATATTACACATGTCACATGTGAGCCTTTAAAATGGTGGAAGCAAATGTTTTTAAGCACCGGGTGGGATGTTAAAAAAACATCATATAGTGTCCCTGGAATAAAAGGTCCGTATAGTGGCAAGGCACATGGCTTTTTTACTCTAAAAAGAGGAGGAAAGTAAAATGCTTACTTTGTATGTTTTGACATGCGATAATTTGGGAAACCATAGACCCAATGATGCAATAGACTCTTTTGGGGATATTGTATCCCATTCTTATATTTTGAACCATCGGGCTCTATCTAACAGCATACGTGAATGGGGTGTGGATACCGAATGGTACGGATATATTTTTTCTGATGAAATTATCGACCCAGCAGTAAGAGATGCTCTTCCTATTTTTTTAAAACAAAAAGTGTTTGATAGTTTGGTTTTAATGAAGAAAGAAGGACTTGTTGGGGACGAAAGGATTTCACAAGCACCAAGAATATTTCACAACACTGTTTTGCTTGGAGCAGATTCTTTTTTGCCACACAATGCAAGTGATTGTGTGTTTGAGCGCCTACTCGATGGATGGGTTTTGCCAAATGCTAAAAATACAATTTGACGAACAAGATATTAAACACGTTCTTTCTTCTTTAAAAAAAATAGAAAAAGAAGTAAGAAGGCAACTCATAGACAATGGAGGCGCTTTTAATGAAATTCTTAGTATAGATTATCGTCAATTATTGTTGAAAAATATATTAACAAGAAAAACACCAATTCCCCCATATAATAAAGATTATGCATCATGGAAGAAAAAACATGGTAAAAAAGGGTATCCTGCTCCTTGGAGGCTTTCCGGACAACTTTTTAATGAGGTTGAGTCTTTTAGATGCCAAGAGGGGTGGGGCGCAGGAATAAGTGAAATTGCCAGGAGTTCTGTATATGCGACAAAGGAAGAGTCAAGAAGACCTTTATTTGAGCCAACTGCATATGAATACATAGACGGAGAATTAATACAAAAACGTGCTAATAATATGCTAAATAGAATATCGGATTTATGGTTATGAAAGTTATAGATATAAAACCAAAAGAGATTTCCATTATTTTTGATTTGAGTATGGCTGAAATAAATAAATTATCTTTCGCTTTAAGCAAAAGTAATGTTATTGTTTGTGACGACGAAACACAAACGGCAGTAGAAGAGTTAACTAACTTTGCAAAGATGCTTAATGAAGTATTAGAGAGTGTAAAAAATGGCAATTGACCCTACTATAAGCCTAAGTAATATAATGGATTCGATAAAGAGGTATTTTATTGATGGCTTGTACACAGAAGATGGAGTACAGTTGTCTTTTGACAAGACCCTTAGTTCTCCTTCTTTACAAGGCACCTCTGTAGATAGATGGGTGGGTGTCAGATTTGGAAATATAGAAATGGACTCATTGTCTTCTTTGTCTCTTGATTTATTTCTTTTTACAAGAAGGGATCCTGAATATTTTAGGTTAGCCGAATTAAGAGATATTGTTTTTAATTATCTTGTTGACTACGGGCAAACAGACAGTATGGCAAGGATCCCTCTTAGAGAAAGCTCTCCTGTTGCAGAATGGGGTGTTTTGTCTGGTGGTTTTGTTGTCCAACGTATAATCGAAGGGGGCCAAATGGAATTAGACGATTTAACTAAAGTCAAACAAATAACATGTATTTTAAGATGGGGGGCAAAGATATAATGATCCATGACAAGAAGCAATTTGTGTATTGTGAAAAGTGTCATGGAAGATTAATTGAAAGAGCCAGTGATGGTTCATGGCATTTTGTTTTTGGTAAAAGTAAAGACGGTGATAAGAACAAGACTTCTCCTGTTGACATCCATATCAAAGGGGAAGTAAAAATAAAGTGTTTTAGAAAAAGATGTGGGCATTGGACTGTTCTGCCCTTTATCCCATTTTTTGATGGGACTGAATAAAAACAATCCAACTGGGTTGGAAGAATATCCGGCAATTACATTAAAAACAATAAGGAGGAAGATATGGCAAGAAGTGGACCAATAACAATTAATGCCGATTCGATCGTGCTCGGTTTCGCACAGATAAGGGTTGGTAATTCTGCGGACAATATCGGTAGTGGCGAGGCGATTCTTACAAGCGCCGACTCAATTGGCGCTGTTGCGTCAACAACTTTTAGAGGCCCTACAGACTGGTTTAAATTAGAGTCTGGGTTCCCTCTTATCACTGATTATGTTACCCCTACAAGAGAGGCTGCTCAATTGGAGTGTGCTTTTAAAGAGGTAACTCCTGCTAATATGGCTTTAGCACAGGGGCTTGATCCTGATGATGGGACATACACAACTCATTCTGGTGAGATTGCCCTTGGCGGCAGAACGGCTCCTGCTTATGTTAGAATGGAAGCTATTTATACTTACACAAATGGCACGAATCACATGAACATCATTTTTCCAAGGGCACAGGTGTCCGCAACTCCAGAGCTTGGTTTTGCCAGTGAAGATGCAGCAGCAGTTACTCTTGTTTTTGAATCACAGGCGGCTAATTCTGATGTCTCAGGAGGAAATGCAATTTGGGATTCAAAACCATTGGGAACGATTCTTTGGGATTAGAGTTGTAACCGTGTTTAGAAAAACAATCTATTAAAGAAAGGGAAAACAATATGCCGGAAGCATCAAGGATTAATCCTCAGATTACGAGCTTTGATATAGGGACTCGTACTCTGAGGACAATCAAAATTTACCCTGCGTCTTTTGGGGACCAATTGGAATTAACAGATCTAATTACAAAAACGGTTCAGCATTTCTTTTCTTCAAGAGAAGAATTAGAAGAAAAAAACGATATTGAGATGGTTCATTTTTTTGTTGAGTTATTCAGAGAGAATTTTGCTAAGATTATTGATCTTGTTACTTATAACGAGGAAGACATTCTTAAGCAAGTAACCAATTCGCAAATCATTGAATTGGCAGAGATTGTTTATGAAATGAACTATGGGGATTCGTTAAAAAAGGTACAGAGCCTCTTCATGAAGATTCAAAAGGCATTTCAGAAGAGGCCGTAATTACAACGGTATGCGAGAGATACAATTATACATTATTCGATATATACAACAAGCCCTTCAGAGATGGAGGGCTTACCTTTAGTCAAATATTAGTTCTTTTTGAGGAATCAGAAAAAAGAACAATAGATAAAATGAAGTTCGATGCAGCTATCCAAGGAATAGATTTAGACAAGGACAAGAAAAAGAAAGAAAATAACAGTTTGGGGATGATGTTTCCTCATCCAGAAGACATAAGTGATTTAACTGAGAAGCAACGTAACGATAACGCAGAAAAGCAAATAAGATTCCACAAGTCAACATTACCAAACCAAATGGGGCTGGGAGCATAATGGGCAAAGAAATAAAACTTGGAATTCGTTTTTATGGGAAGGTAGATGAATTTGCTAAGTCTATTAGTGGCCTTGAAAGTAAAATTTCTAAGCTCAATAGAAGGTTCGCCACATTCAACAATGGGATGTCTGCTCTTCAAAGCCAAACAAGTAAAGCGAGTAAGGAGTTAGCAAATTTTAACAAAGCACAACAATGGATAGATAAAAGTTTTGAAAAAGGATCAGTTGCTCATAAAAAATACACCTCTACATTAAAGCAGGTGGAAGGTTCTCTGGTTAGGCAGTCTGCCGCAATCAAAGACGCAGGAGGTGATTATAAAACTTTTATAAAGGACTCTGACAGATTATCTAAAACGCAGAAAATTGTGTCAGGGGAAATGAAAATAACAAAGAAGGGTTTCGAGGAAAGCGGTTTCGCTGCTGAAAAGTCTGCTAAGAAAACCTCTTTTTATGGAAGAGATTTAACCAAAGCCGGGAAAAGCGCAAAAACAGCAGGGAAAGAAATAAAAGAAGTTGGTAAGAAAACAATAGAGACCACCAGCGCTCTTAAGTCGCTCGCTGGCGCTATGAAATCAACTATGGCATACGGTATGGCAAGTGCTGCTATTTATGGCGTTATAAGAGCAATTGGGAGTGCTATAGATGTTATTTTTGACTTTGACCAGGCATTAAAGAATTTGCAGGCTATCACTGGAGCCACTGATTCAGAAATAATTGTTTTAGGGGAAACAATTAGGAGGGTTGCAAGTGAAACCAAATATTCAACTAAAGAGGTAGCTGATGCCGCTGTTATATTAGGGCAGGCAGGATTTACAGCAGAAGAGTCAATTGATGCAGTTGGAGCGGTTTCGCTGCTCGCTACAGGGACGTTGTCTGACATGACAACTGCTGCCGATCTTGTTACAACCGCAGTTAGAGCATTTGGTATTAATGCTTCTGATTCGAGTCGAATTGTTGATATATTTGCAAGTGCAGTAAACAAATCAAAATTGACAGTAAATAAGTTAAACACAGCATTTAACTACATTGCGCCAATTGCACACAATGCAGGCTTATCATTAGAGGAAACTGCTGCTGGAGCCATGCTCCTTGCCAATAGAGGTATGCGAGCAAGTACAATAGGAACTGGTCTTAGACAAGTTTTATCAAGACTTATCAGTCCAACCAACAAGTTAAGATCTTCTTTTGCTGCCGTCGGCGCAGACATGTCAAAGTTAAATCCAAAAACAGCTTCATTTAAAACAATTATAGGGGAGTTAACAAGAGTTGTCCCAGATGCACAGGCTGCATTTGAATTGTTCGGTTTAAGAGGGGCTGCCGCTGTATCTGCTTTAACAGAAGCTGGAGCAGAAGGCTTTCAAAAAATGCTGACTGAAGTTTATAATGTTGGGACTGCTCATAAAATGGCTTCTAAGCAGATGGAGGGGCTTGGGGTCATGTCCAAGAACCTGATGGACAAAATTGGGTTGTTGGCGATCACTATAGGAGAGTCTGGTCTTACAGGTGTATTTAGAATTTTTTATAAAGTTACAAGACCAGTGGTAGATTTGTTGACAGAGATGGCAGGTAGTACTATTGGTAAAATTATTATAGGTACCACAGCGCTAACCACTGCTATGATACTTTTAAAGGTTGCTTTTTCTAAAATAGTGATTGAGTTAGCTGCGGTTATTTTTGGCTACTCAGCCATGTCTGTTAAGGCAATGGTTGCCGCTAAAGGAGCAGGCATTCTGAGGGTAGCAATAGTAGCTCTTAGTAAGGCTTTTAATAAATTGTGGCTACAGATGCTTAAAAATCCTTATACCGCTATTCTGATAGGAGTGTCTCTTGTTATTGTGGCCATTTCTACATGGGTTGCAAAGATAGCAAATGCAACAAATGTTATAGAAGCAAATATAATTAGTGTCAATAAGCAAGTTCAGACTCTTGAATCATACAGAAGCAAGCTTGCCGAAGCAGAGAAGGGGTCATTAGAATATTCTTCAGTGATGGGAAGACTTCTAAATGATTACCCTAAATTACGCAGTAGTGTTGACCTCGCAACAATGAGTTTTGCTGATGAAGGAAAAGCGCTCGACAAATTAATAAAGAACAAACATGATGAAAAAATAGCAAGCTTAATCAATCTGTATGATGAATATGGGAACAAAATAGATAGAGCCAAATTAGCAACGGGTCTTTATGAAATTGCTGTAGATGGAGTTCTTAAGAAAATCGCTCCACTTGCTACTAAGCTTTTTGGTCTTAAAGGAGCTATTGGTTTTGTTTCAAAGGCGATTAAATCATATTACGGATCAATAGGAGCCGCAGTTGATTTTGTGATAGGCAAAGTTGTAGAAGGAGTAGAGGCAACACAGGAAATGGAAGCTATGTCTATGCAACAGGCACAGGCTTTAAAAATATTAGCAGGGGAGGTAGTTGAATATGGTGTCTCGGCAGGCTCTACATTAGAGGATATAGCAGGTGCATTAGGGAAACATACAGATATGGCTGAAGACAAGTTGTCAGAGTTGTCAGTGTCATTAAAGAAATATCTTGACGATACCGCTGAAGCAGCAGTAAGGAATGCAAGTGCTGTAGGCAAGCTTAATGGAATATGGGCAGAGATTTATCAAAAGGTAGACGATTCAAGAAAAGAAGGTATTATAAAAGAGTACAAAGCTTTTCAAGAAAAGGAAGCTCTTTATTTAAAAGATGCGGCTAAGCATAGCGGTTCTTTAGAAAGTAAAAATCAAGCTGAAGAGCAATATAAAGTTAATTCAGAAGCAAGATTTAAGGCTGTTTTAGAAGGGATTATTAGAAGAGAAGAAATTTCGATAGATATAACAAGAGATACTAATGAACGAAAATTAGAATTGTTGGACGGGTATATAGAACAAGAAGTAGAAAAATATGATATCGCCCAGGTTAAATTTCACGAGGCAAAGAACAAAGAGTTAAATAGTTTTATAGGAACAGAAGAACAAAAATTAGAACTGATAAATAGGTTTAGCATCGAAGAAGAAGCATTGCATAAAAATAGTTTGCAAAAATTAATAAGCCTGGAAGAAAATAAAATAGTTGTATTGAGAGACAAGAATTACGAGAAATTAAAAAATACCGGTGAATATTATAAACTGGTTGCAGAATTAGCACAAAGAGGTCACGATAATATTCTTGGGATGTTGGATACCAGATTGAAGAGGGAGTTAATTCGTATTTCTTCTTTTGCAATGTCTGAGCAACAAAGAACCCGGGTTTTATTTAAAACGAAGCAACAATATTATAAAGATGTTAGTGCTGAAAGCAACAGGCATTTTAATGAGTTAACAAAAATAGTAAACGAAACATATGACGGAATACTTACTAAGATAACAACCTCTGGTGAGTCTGCTGACAAAAAAGAAAAAGAAATATTTGAAGCAAAGAAAAAAAGAAATGACGAGATAAAGAAGTTATACGATGAAAGATCGGCTGCATACAAGAAGACGATAGACTCTCTTATTTCAGAGGAAGAACGTCTTACAGGCGCTATCCGTGACGCACAGGAAGAAAGAGCAGACATCACTAAAACAGGTGATGATTTAATTCGTGAGTTGAATCAGAAGTTAATGACCGATCTTGAGGTATGGAATGAAGAGAAATTAAGAGCAGATGAGCTTCTCGCTAAATCCAATACTGAATTGCAAGCTGGCAATATCGAAAAGGCAGGTGAGTATGCCAAGGAAGCAAGAGGGATATACCAAGGGTTAGCGAAAGAGGTTAAGGATGAGTCTGGCAACACTATTATGTCGGTTGCAGAGACCGTTAAGGTTGCTGTAGCGGGAGTTGCTAATTCTACGTCTGCGTTACAAGCAATTTTTTCTTCAAAGATAGGCGTATTTGAAGAAGAGCTTGGTTCGGTAAGGACCAGAATTAAGGAAACAGAAAGTGCATTTAACTCATTTAAGGAAAAGATAGCGTCTTTTAACAAAGATTCTAAATTACGATTAGATGTTACTCCTACTTTAAAGGCTTTGGATAGGGCGGACAAGGCAGTAAAAGCATATATAAAAACACTTAAAGATATCCCAAAGACTATAGAAACGGCAATAATAAAAACAACTGTCGAGAGAACAGTTCAAGCAAGGCAAGGAGGAGGAGAGATAATTAAAATGGCCTTTGGAGGCCATGTTCCTGGTTCAGGATCAGGGGACACTGTTCCAGCTATGCTGGAACCAGGAGAGTTTGTTCAACCTAAAGCTACTGTAAAGAAATATGGAAAAGGTTTATTTGAAGCATTAAGATCAAGGACAATACCTAAAGAAAAAATTCAATCTTTGATTCCTGGAATGCAAACAGGCGGAATGGTGTCTGTTAATGCCGGGGTTCCTGTTAAAATGGCCACAGGAGGAACCGTTCCTTCGGATAGCTCTAACGGGACTATAGTTGTTGGTCATAGCATGTCTGATTATTCTAGTGTCATTGATAATCTTATTTCTGAAGAAAAAAGACTTGCTGATGAGACTTCTAAGATTCAATCACAAAGTACACAAGAAACATTAAACCATTATAATTTTGTTTTTAGTCAAATTGCGAAGAAGATCACCATGACTAAACAAGAACATCATAATGGGGTTGAGTTGTTAAAAACAAAAAGGGATTTTGAACTTAATCTTTTAGGGGAGGTGCATTCTAAAGAAGCGGAATTGTCTAAAGATGGGATCAGAATCCATGCTGAGTATCGACAAAAGATGGCAGAGTTGGATGCGACATATCACCATGCCAATATAAAGACGACCGAAGAAACATATGACAACATTGTTACTGTTGCGTCGAACTCTTATTCCAGTATAAATAATATAATCAATGGATCTTATGATTATATTTCAGATGTTGCTAAAGGTACTACTTCTGATGTAGAAACATGGGAGAAACAGGCTCATGATGATAGAATAGCAAGGATCCGTCAAGAAACTGCGGCAACACAATATATGTATGAGGCCATTGCAACTGCGGCTCAAAAAAGTACGGCAAAAATTGTAGATGCTGTTGCTTCAATCCCGTTTATTGTGAGAACTAAGGTGGAAATAAACGAGTCCGAGATTATCTCGGACATAAATAACATTATTAGAAAATTAGCTTCTATTCCAAAGAATATAAAAACAACACATACAACTGTTGAGAAAACGGTTCAAGCCAAGCAGGGTGGTGGGGAAATAATGAAAATGGCCTTTGGCGGCCATGTTCCTGGTTCTGGATCAGGGGACACAGTTCCAGCTATGCTGGAACCAGGAGAGTTTGTTCAACCTAAGTCTGTTGTTAAAAAGTATGGATTAAACTTTTTTGAAGCACTGAGGTCAAAATTAATACCTAAAGAAAAAATTCAATCTTTGATTCCGGGTCTTAAAATGGGCGGCTTTGTAGGTGGTTTGCCTAAGGCATCTGTGGCTCCTCAGAGAATGCAGAGTGGAGGGGAAGTTCAGTCTAAAGGCGAATTATATACAATCAATTTTAATTTGAATAACAAATCCCATCAATTATATGGTAAGGAAGATGCTATAAATGGCCTGGTGAAGAATTTAAGAAGGTCTCAACTTGTAACAGTGTAGAGGAGGTAAAAAATGAGTATCTCTGCCAATGATATAAAGTTTTATAAAAGCGCAAACAATAACGACACAGACGGGAATGGAGGTGCAATTAGTTCCACCTTGGTAGTGAGCTCTACATTAAATAATTTATTTCCTAATGTTACTTCTGCTGAAAGAGTTGCTGGTAAAACAAGATATAGAAAAGAATTTATGAGGAACGAGAGCGTTGATGATTTTACACTTGAGCTTACTGAGTTATGGATTGGATCAAGGTCTACAGGGGGTGATCATTTTCAAATTAAGGGAGGGTCCGATGTAGACGTGCAGTCTGCTGCTGATGATTATACAAATTGGTATGGAGCTGGAGTTCTCTCAACAACGGTAGGCAGTGGGGAATCATCGTTGGAAGTGACATTTGATACCACTTCTGGTGTTTTTTCAGGAGAGAGCCTATTTCTTCATGTTGACGACGGGATTAATGAGGCAAGGGTTCAAGTTGTTGGCACGCCTTCATGGATCGGAAATACAGCAACTATAAATATTTCCGGTGAACTTAATTATAATTTTGCTCTTACTGATACTATAGTCAGTACTATTCTGGATATAGGGAATATAGAAACATCGTCAAATACATGGACTGAAAACACTGTTTCCGGATCTTATGACGAGGCAACTTATCCTGTTGCTCTATATAACGTTGGAACAATAAAAGAGAGTTGGACGTTGACCTTTGATGATGGTGTGTCTTTTGAGGTCACGGGAGCGGTTACCGGTTCTGTTGGATCGGGTAGTGTCTCATCCAATTTCGTACCGGCTAATGATAGTAGTTATTATTTTGCGATAAACAAAGATGGGTGGGGAGGAACATGGGCTTCCGGAGAGACAATCACATTTAATACTGTTCATGCCGGGCAAGGTGTATGGGTAAAGGAAATAGTTCCTGCTGGGATATCAAGTCAATCAAACAATACAGTTAGATTAGATTGGGCAGGGGAATCTGCTTAATTAAGGAGGGGAAAAATGGCTATAGTAAGCACATTATCAAACCATGCCAAAAAACAAATCATGGACGCCGAAATAGATTTTGGTTCACATGAGTTTCGTTGCATTCTTATGGATACCGCCTTTGCTTTTGACAAAGACACTCATGCTACTTATGGTGATGTCTCTGCAAATGAATTGGCTGCTGGCAATGGATATTCTTTGAGTGGAGAAGTGTTGTCCAGTGGAGAACTCACAGAAGACGATTCTAACGATAGAGGACGTATGACGTGGGGAAACATTACATGGACGGCATCAGGTGGAAGCATTGGTGCAACTGGCGCTGCTGTAGTGGTTGGTTTTGGTTCTTCTGACGATACTGTTGTCGGTTGCATAGATTATGGATCTGACTATACAGTAGCAGATGGCAGTTCTTTCCAGTTACAGTCTTTGGCAGTTAATTTGACATAATGGCTATATATGTACATAATGAAAATTGCGTAACACCACAAATGACAGACTTTAATGTTCCGTCTCCATTTGTGGTTAGCGCAAGTAATTATTACACCACTTATTATCCGTGGAATGCGTTTGACCATAGCAATAATCTTCCAGCATGGACTGTGAGAGACGTATCTTTTCCTGAATGGATTAAGATTGATCTTGGTAATGGCCGAAATATAACACAGTACACTATTTCTTTTAATTTCGACGGCGATAGCGCTCCAAAGGATTGGTTGTTGCAGGGCTCTAACAATGATATAGATTGGACAACAGTAGATACTGTTGTTGGAGAAATAGATTGGGGATCATATATAGATGGAATGAGAGAATATGAAGTAGACTCTCCAGGGACATATAGATATTATAGAATTTATGTTACAGCAAATAATGGACATCTTCTATTCCTTTCCATTGGTGAGATTGAGCTGATAGACACTTCTGTATATTTAGATTCTGAACCTTTTTCGTTAACGTCATCAATAGACGTCTCACTACTATACTCATTGCCAATTCCATCGTTTGAATTAGTATCTAATGTAGAAATAAATGATATTTTTATTGGTACTCCAATACAGACTCCAGAATTTACATCATCCTTAAGTTTTGACCAAGCAACTACTTTTTTAACATTTGTAGCCGATGATATGAATTTAGATTCGTCATTAACTGCCAATATCACTGTTGGAAAATATTTAATCGTCTCCCCTTTTTCGGCTACTTCAAATATCGAAATAACAGGGATAACACCGATTATTGTGCCCCCTGCATTAATTGCCACTTCCTCCCTTGATGTGTCAATACATCCAACGTTGTTAGTATCTCCATTCGTTATCAATGGGTCTATGGAAGGGGCTCCTGTGTATATTGCTCTCGTCCCGGCTTTTGATTCTTCTTTTTCTATGGAGGCCTCAATAAGGAATTTTTATAAATCATCATTGTCTTTAGTGAATGGCATTAAGATGAGCTCCAATATTTCATTAATCAATAGTTTAAACGAAGAGATAGCAAGCGATCAGTCTTTGCTAAATAATATATTGCAGCCAATAAATGGCACAATGGCATTAAAATTAGACATAAACGAGTTAGTAAAATTAAAAGGTTCGGAGTCTATTATAAACAGTATCCACGATGATGATAGTGGTATAGCAAATGGGCAGTTTTATTTTTTAAAGTCACACGGTATATAAATTATGATTCCAATTAATATAATTATAAACTCTGAAAGTGCAATAGACGATGTTGTTTCTTGCTCAGTAGGTATGCAGGAAAATAGTTTTTGTTATACCCTCAATTTAGAATTAGGCTCTCAGAAATTTTGGGAACAATGCGATCCGAACACTAATGTTGGTGAATTAAGGATTAAAGTCGTTATAGGAAACGATACCTATAATTTTTTGTGTGAAGAAAGAAGTTTGTCTGTGTCTTCTAATTCTGTTGGATTTTCTGTATGGGGGAGGTCTAAGCAAGCCTTGTTGTCTGAGCCCTATTCTGAAACAATTAGCGACACAGAAACAACTTCCCATTCATGGCAAGCCGATTCTGTACATGTGTCTGATGTTATATCATATGTTGTGGGGGGCAGTGGTGTTTCTGTGGATTGGGGGGTCAATGATTTTTTAATTTATAAGGATTCTTTTTCTGTATCAAACAAAAGTCCGATTCAGATTATATCTGATCTTGCAAATGTTTTAGGCGCTCAAATAACTCCCCTCCAAGATGGATCAATCAAAGTAGAAAGCTACTCTGTTGTGGGGAATGAGACTATCGCTGCTCGATATAACTCTCTTGACGATATATTTGATATGGCGGAGTCTGTAGATTTACAATCTGGGTATAATGCTGTGAAGCTATATGGATTTGGAGATATTATAACAGAAGATAGCCCCGTGTATGTAGATGATGACAATAGCGATATCTCAGATGAGTTTCTTGTCGGAGAGCTTGATGACAGGGAGTTTGGCAGTTTTTTATCAACAACAATAGATTCTGAATCAACAGCAACTCAGCCAAGAGGTGTGCAAAAGGTAGACGTTTTATTTTATCATTCGGGTGACATTAGGCCTATTGTTTATATGGACAACGGATCATATAAAAGCACGGCATACGGAATAAAAAGTATCACCGAAGACGTTGTTTTTATTTGGGGAGCAGGGCACACAAGTGCCCCTTATTCAAGAAACAAAACAGAGTTGGTTAGTGATAGTTCTATCCCGTTTAAAATTATTGAGGTCACATATAAAATTCGTTATGTGATATACGAGCTGAGGTCTCCATCAGAAGAAGGACCGTTCCATACTTTATTTACTTTTGCAGACAAATCAGAGAGCAGCCTCATCATAACCACCGTTGTTGATGACAGTATTGAAAAGTGGAATGTGTGTGCTTCAGTAATAGTAGAGAAACAACCGGTCACAATTATGAGAAAAGCAACTGTTTTTGTATACGGGCTTGTCGACCCCATAAGTATGCAGAATTCAGCCGGGGCTCCTGTTGAATTCAAGAAAATAGATGTTTCGGAGAAGACAGAGGAGGTAGTATTTGTTGATGGGGTAGCAAATACTATATACCCTATTGATTCAATTGTATCTTGCTCACCGGATGTCAATCCATCGTTTAAGCAGGGGTTCAACAATCTTTTAAAACAAGGATATGTTGGATCTGTTGCTGATTATTCAATACCTGTCGTAATAACATATAGGACGGCATATAGAGTCTATGATTCGTATGTCCCCTTGACATGGAGAAATGCTGTATTTGACGTGTGGTTTGAATTCTCTGCTTGTGGTATAAAGACGGTTTCTTTCGATAGAACTTCCGACAATCTTCTTTTTGTAGGAGCTGGCTCATATGCCATAGCATACTCTGGATCATGGGAGGAGAAGGTCGATATAACAATCTCAATTAAAGACTATGTTTCTGATATAACAGTATCAGAAGCAACTATATATATCGACGGTAGATACAAAGGGGAAAGCGATAGCGAGGGTCTTTTAAATGTCCCTGCCATCTCTGTGGGAGACCATACAATAAAAATAATTGCTGACGGGTATATTGACTCTATTGTTGATGATTTGGATAATGATAATTTTACAGTTTCAGCAGAATAGGTGGACGAATGCAATTAATTTCATTTAATATTCAAAGAGAAATGCCGACAGAAAATGGGTCGAGTGATCCTGATGATTTTCTTGATACAACAGATGGAGGCATAATGAACAATAGCAATCCGCCTTTATTCCCCGCTACAAGTTATCCAAAAGGGACTGACGGCAGTAAAGAGAATGCCATAATTGTTAGTGGAAATAATTATGTAATTCTAATAAAAAAATCTGGTCAAGGTATCCCTGTTGAATTTAAAATTAGAATGGGAGGGTACTATATAAACTTAACTATAAATGGTTTTACGCCCACCTTTTGGAAAACAATTAAAATAGTTGATAGTGAAGAGGAAGAATTTTATTATACTTCAACAGAGGAAAATGGGTTTGGTCATTTTGGTCCCATTTCTCAAGAGGGGATGACATTCCCGATAAAGGTTTATTTGAGTAAGATTGGAGGTAGTGATGGAGGGACTTATTCTTTGTTCCATTATTTTATTGAAACTCCTGATATTGAAGAAAATAAATATTTGTATTCAAGGATTGATTATGATCGTTTTGGGAGGGAGCTTTTAGACGTTGGCTATCATGTAAACTATACTCCGGGAGGGAATGAAAATATTCTTTTAAAAGCAACTGAGATTGACTATGTTTTAATTGAGGAGTATTCAACCCCACCATCGGAAGACGGGAATAGTATCAATGCTGAAGTTTATATGATAAGGGGTTGGACAAAACAAGAGACCAATTTTGATCCTTATGCTATCTCATGCTCTCTTGTTCCTGAATCCTATCCTCTAAGTCCCGAGAGCACTATATGGAGCAGTACGGTACGGGGTGCTCCGGATACCACTGAGGGGAGAGACACTGAGGGTCAGATTCCGACATGCGTCGGATACAACCTTGCATATTATCGTGAATATGCAGGTTCAAGTATTCCAAATATAGGAATAATGAGTGATTCAGAAGGGAAGCATCTTGTTTTTGAAGATGCTGAGGTTAGTTCTTCGTTTGTGATACAGGATCTTCTGTATCTGCAACAAGAGCTGATAGAGGGAATCGAGTGTGGAGGGGAAGTAACAGAACTTTGTCATAATGGAGGGGACATTATAAGCCCAGCAAATATATATTCTTACGAAATGCTTCCCACACCAGAAGAATATATTTAATAAAAAGGAGGCGTAATGAGCGTAGTCGTTAATTGTATAAGGGGCAACGGCGTCAAAAGGGCAGATGCTATTTTTGAACCATTATTGGTTACAGAAAATATGGCAACTACAAGGGGGAAAAGGTTTCTGGACGACCCCTCACAAGGAGCATATTATAAAACTACTAAGAGAACGTTTAAAGTTCCTCACAGGGTTGACGGAGGTGGTTCTACAGGACACATTGAGCCTGGGTGCTGGGTAACAGTCACAGATGGCAAGACGGGTCTTCAAAACAAGAATCTGAAGGTCATAGAGTACACAATAAATATTGATCAGAGTGGAGTATGGGCAAATATGGTTACGGAGGAATATAATGAGCCTGAATAATGAAATAAAAAGCATTGTTAATTCAGCAAATCGGACTACAGGAAAATCACAAGAGGCTGTTATAACAGCGTTGGGTGAAAGAGACGGAAGGTATACAGTAAGATTAAAAAATGGGACTCTTGCGTCAGGGGTTATAGGAGAGTCTAATTTGTCCGTTGGAAGCTCTGTTTTAGTTTTGTCAAGTGCAGGCAGGAACCCAATATACACAATAATAGCGAAGGGATATCCTAATAGCGGGATAATCAATACATTTTATGTGTAGGAGAAGATATGAGCACAACAATAGGGTCTGTCACATTAGATAGAGACTTGGTATTCATTAATGAATACGATTATAGTCTTGTTGAATCGTCTACAACTAAGACGATTGGTGGCGGGATTATAGTACAGGAGTTTGAGGTTAGTGAGAAGGGGAGAAAGATAATCCTATCCAGCTCCGAAACACAGGGGCTTCAATTAAAGTCAACGGTAGACGATTTAATGGATATGTGTAATTCAGGAGTGTACAATACATATACCCTTACTATAAATTCAAACGGTAGTACTTTTTCCAAAACTGTAAGATTTATTCATGAAATGGATGGATCCCCTATTAAAGCAGAGCCCATAATGCCAAGAGAAGGATTCCATTCTGACTCAGTTTTTTATAAGGTGGAATTGCACCTTATGGTGGATAATGATCTTGACAAAAGTGACTGAATATGGTAAAAATGTTTTATATAAAACATTTATTGAGAACTGTAAAATGGAGGTATAAAGATGTCAAGAGAAACAAATTACTTGCTTAGATTGTCGTCACAAGCGACAAAAGAAATAAAGGCAACTGCCTTGGTTGTAACAAACACATCTGCTGCATTTGTGTCTGAATTAACAGAAGGCTATAAAAGAAAAGGGTTGTACGCTTATAATAATTCTAACTCTGCTTCTGGTGAGTGTTATTGGGGAGCGTCTGATGTAACCCCCCTAACAGGGCAATTAATCCCAAAAGGATCACAAGTAGAAATCCCTGTTACAACTGATTTGGATGTTCATTTTGTTGCAAGCGCTGGCGAGATTGGCGATTTTAGAATGTTGGAAATAGCTTAGAGATAATTGAGGAAATAAAAATGAGAAGACCTTTAACGACTCAGTTAAAAGATTATGACGTTCCGTACGTCCTGAAGGAAACCACTCCTGCTGTATCAGATACAGGTTATGCGATACCGACTATATGGGTGGACACAATTACTCAGGAGTCCTATATTTATATGGGGGCTGGCTTGTGGAGTCCTATCTCTATTGAGTCCCAGACCGGTTCTGAAATAGTAACTTTAATTAACGCAGGTGCGGATTTAATAGATGACAATAATATTGCTTCTACAATCGCACGTGATAGCGAATTGCATGCTGAGTCGCATACAGTAGCATCACATTCTGACACTACCGTCACGGGTGCAGAGTTGAATGCAGACCATTCTAAATTATTTCTCATTGAGTCTGAAGCCACAGCGGATCAGGTCGCATCTGAAGTTTCAATTGCAGATTCGGGTTTGCTAATAACTGCAACTGATGTAGAAGGTGCATTACAAGAAAACAGAACTGCGATTAATTTAAACACTGCTAAAAATACATATCCAAGTGCTGATGCATCAAAATTAGCAGGCATAGAAGACAGCGCTAAGGACGATCAGACCGGTTCTGAAATAGTAACTTTAATTAACGCAGGTGCAGATTT